TAGGACAAATAGATTCTTCAGGCAATATTACAGGGGCTACAACAACAGATCCTTTAACACAGCCTATAAATTATTTTCACATAACAAGCACTAGTAATGCTACAACAGGTGGTATATCAGGTGGTGGAGATAATTGTTCTGCAGGACCAGTAACATTAGGAGTAGTAAACGCATAATGGCATACACTTTAGATAATTTAAGAACTGATATTAGAAACTATACAGAGGTTGGTAGTAATGTTTTATCTGATACTGTGTTAGAAAGATTAATTAAAAACGCAGAATTAAAAATACACAGAGCAATCGATACAGATCAAAGTGTATTTTATGCAACATCAAATTTAATTATTGGTAATCGATACGTAACTATACCTGCAGATTTAAAATTTATTAGATATGTACAATTAACAAATTCAGAGGGTGATCAGTTCTATTTAGAACAAAGAGACACTAGTTTCATGGCGGAGTATTACTCTACACCTGGAACTCAAGCGGTAGATATACCTAAATATTATGCAAATTGGGATGAAGAGTTTTGGGTAGTAGCACCAACTCCTGACAGAACTTATGACATTACACTAGCTTATGACAAGGAACCACCAACAATTACGACAGATACAGGTGGCACATATTTGTCAAATAAATATTCAGACTTGCTTTTATACGCATGTTTAGTAAATGCATATGGGTACTTGAAAGGTCCGACAGATATGTTACAATACTATCAGGGCGAATATAATCAAGCTCTAGAAACGTATGCTCTTGAGCAAATCGGGAACAGACGCAGAGACGAATATCAAGATGGTGAAGTTCGTGCTCAACTCAAAGTTAAATCACCATCAAGTTATAAATAGGAGAAAATAAAAAATGGCAAACGTAGTACCTTTTTCATTCGCACAAGAGTTATTGAAAGGAACACACGACTTTGTAAATAACACTATCAAATTAGCTTTGTACACTGCTGGATCAGGCGCTCCTTACTCAACTTCAAGCACAGCATACTCTTCTGGAGTAGCAAATGAAGTTAGTGGAACTGGTTACACAACTGGAGGAAACACTTTAAGTAGTCCAGTTGTTGCAAATCAATCTAATGTTGCAACTTTAACTTTTGCACAAACACAGTTTACATCTGCAACTTTTGGTGCAGCTTATGCAGTTATATACAATAATTCAGCGAGTGATAAATTAGTTGTTGTTTTAGATTTTGGTGGAACAAAATCTTGTTCAAACGGAACATTTACAATTACGTTCCCAAGCACAAGTTCAGGTACACCAGCTGGAACAGATTCGCTTATTAGTATAACATCGTAATAGGAGAATAAATGGCTTTGGTTATAAATGACAGAGTAAAAGAAAACAGTACAACATCCGGTACAGGTAATATCACACTTGCGGGTATTGCAGCTGGACAAGGTAACGTAACTTTTTCAAGTGGTATTGGAGTTGGTAATACTACTTACTATTGTATATTTGAACAAGGCACAAATACGTTTGAAATTGGAGTTGGAACTTTATCGGGCTCAACCACTTTGGAGAGAACAACAGTTATTAATAACTCTTCAGGTAACACATCTAAAATAAGTTTTACAGGCGGAACGTTAGATGTATTTGTAACAATGCCTGCAGCAAAAACGGTTTATCTCGATGCGTCGGGCACACCAGTGGGAGCAGCTTCAGCAGGATTTGCACTTGCTATGGCTGTTGCGTTATAAAGGAATAAATTATGGCACAAGATTTTAGAAACAATTTACAAAGAAACGTTGGAACATCAGAAGTTACTTTGGTAACTGGCGGCGACTACGATGCAGTTATTGGAATTAGATGTTGTAATGTTGTTACCTCTACTATTTTAGTTGACGTTTTTATTGAAAGTGGTGGTAATGATCATTTCATCGCTAAAAACGTTTCAGTCCCACCAAACAGTGCGATTGAATTAATTCAAGGTGGAGCAAAAATTGTTTTAGAAAATGGTGACGTATTAAAAGCTAAAAGCGATACT